AGGAGGAGACCCGGACCGAGCGGCTGCTGGGTATCGCGGATCGAGGAGTGATACCTGTTCCTCTCTCCTACTACGCCGCCCACACGGGACGGTGGGGTGGGGCCGACAAGCTCAACTTCCAGAACTTCCCCAGCCGGGGTGAGAACGCAGGCAAGCTCAAACGGGCCATCCTTGCGCCTGAGGGTCACGTGATGATCGACTGTGATTCGTCGCAGATTGAGGCCCGGGTGCTAGCATGGTTTGCGGGGCAGGATGATCTGGTGGAGGTGTTTGAGAACAACAACGCTGAGATTGCCGCAGGGGTCAAGAAGAAGGACATGAAGTATGACCCGTACAAGCTCATGGCCTCAGCCATCTACGGCAAGGGCGTGGAGAACATCACTGACCCCGAGCGGTTCGTGGGCAAGACCACCATTCTGGGCAGCGGGTACGGCATGGGCAGCGCCAAGTTCAAGGCGCAGCTTAAGACGTTTGAGGTTGAGATTTCGGACGACGAGTCCGCCCGCATCATCAACACATACCGTGAAACATATCCGTGGATACCGGCGCTATGGAAGGCGGGCTCCGCCGCCATTGAAGCCATGTCCAAGGGCAAGACCGCCAAGTGGGGACGCAAGGGCATCATTGACATCCAGAAGGAAGGCATCCTCATGCCCAACGGGCTGCACCAGCGGTACCCCAACCTGCGAAAAGTCAAAGACAAAGACGGCAAAGAGCAGTATATTTATGACTCCCGCAAAGGGCCGGTCAAGCTCTACGGGGGCAAGTTGACAGAGAACATCTGTCAGGGATTGGCACGTTGCATCATCGGTGAGCAGATGCTGCGCATTGCCAAACGGTACAAGGTGGTGCTCACCGTTCACGATGCCGTGGCGTGTATTGCACCCGAGGCAGAGGTTGAAGAGGCGATGGCGTATGTCATGGAGTGCATGCGCTTTGTGCCCGAGTGGGCGCAGGGCATACCACTGAACTGTGAGGCTGGATACGGGAGGAGTTATGGCGACTGCTGACCCCCGAAGGGGCAAGGTGTTGAAGGGAAAGACACTCCCCTACGGTACGCTCACCATGAGCGAAGGAGACAGTGTGATCAGGCACGCCTATTACTATTACGGCTACCGCCACGACGAAGACATGCCCCCACTGCCACACATTGAGCCTGATGAGCAGGTGGTGGACCCAGAAGAAGAGTTGTGGGAGAAAGAAAAACAGGCATACATTAAAGACCTGCTGGATGGGTTGACCCCCCGGGAGGCCAAGATACTGCGTATGCGGTTCGGGATTGAGTTAGATCATGATATGTCTCTTGAAGAAGTAGGCAGCACGTTTGATGTATCCCGTGAGCGCATACGACAGATTGAAGCCAAGGCGATCCGCAAACTCAAGCACCCGGACCGAAAACTGCGAGAGGTTATTTACCCAGAGATCAGCTTCTACTGGAAGAAGCAAAGCGAAGCCAGACTGCGTGAACGCATGTTTGAGATTGAGATGACACAGATGGGGTGGGCTTGGTACCAGCGGCAGTTAGATGGGCGTATCTCCTTCATCAAACACCCCAAAGCCAATTCATGGATTGAGCACATCAAATTAACTAACCCAAACCTTCACAGGCGAATTGAATATGAAGTCAACCGATACCTCAATGACATCTTCACTAATCGACTACGCACACCCGTGCATGATGGCCGAGAACGCTCTGAAAGAGGCGCACAAGCACATGCTAAACCGTGATTACGATGAAGCCATCGAGCAGGCCCTCGACGCAATTGTCGAAACAAGGCTGATGATCAACGCCATCAGGCACATGAAGGGCGACCAGTGAAAAACCCCCCTGCATGGAGTTACTCCAGCATCACGCTGTTTGAGCAGTGCCCCAAGAAGTACTACCACCTGCGGGTGGCCAAAGACATCAAGGAGCCTGACAGTGAGGCCATGATGTACGGCAAGGACGTACACACGGCAGCGGAGAAATTCATGCGGGACGGCACCCCATTGCCTGAGAAGTATGCGTTCATGCGTCCGATGCTGGAGAAGCTCCAAGCCATACCCGGTGACAAACACTGTGAACTCAAGATGGGCCTCAAGAAGGTGGACGGGCGGCTTATGCCGTGCGGCTTCTTTGACAAGGAGGTGTGGTTCAGGGGAGTGGCTGACCTGTTGATCATCAACAAGGACAAGGGTGAGGGGCGCGTCATTGACTACAAGACTGGCAAGAGCGCCAAGTACGCGGATACCAAGCAGCTTGCCCTGATGGCGGCATGTGTGTTTGCGCACGTCCCAGAGGTGAAGGTGGTCAAGTCAGGGCTGCTGTTCGTGGTGAGCGAAGAGTTTGTAAAGGCGCAGTTCAAGGCTGAGACTGGCTACAGTATCTTTTCAGAACTCGATGACACACTGACCGCCAGAGAGGCCGCGTATGAGTCCGAGGTGTTCAACCCCAAGCGTAATTTCAGTTGCAAGGCGTGGTGCCCTGTGCTAATCTGTCCGCATAATGGAAGGAGCGAATGATGCCCTACAAAAACAAAGCTGATCGTGACCCCAAGCACGAATGGCAGCTTGAGAAGAAGCGCGATGGTGCCCATGAGGCACGGATGGAGCGTCAACGCGCCCGTCGAGCCATCGACAAAAAACACCCCGACCGCAACGGTAACGGCACTGCCGACATCCGTGAGGGCAAAGACGTTGCCCACCGCGTAGCCCTGAGCAAGGGTGGCAGTAACAAACACGGTGTGCAGATCGAGCCGTCCTCAAAGAACCGTTCATTCAAACGCGCTTCCAACCACAAGGTGGTGTCGGAAGTCAGCACCCGAGAGCGCAAGAAATAAAGTTTGGGGCGTCACCCAAGTAAGGTGTGGGTGATAAGTGACGCCAGGGTTGCAGAGCCCTCCATAGTGAATAACTACACCAGTCAGCACGGTTGCTCCCCTTTCTCAGCCGGGAACTGACGGACACTCCGGAAAGACGGAGATTTCCTTCAAACGTCATGTTTGGAGTGCAACGATATTGGAGCGTACATGGAGATCATTGAGAACAAGGCACTGCTGCTGACAGTGCGCAACCCGGATCGGATCACAACCGTGATTCCGAAGAGCAAGGTACTGGAGCATGGTGACGGTATCGCCAGAGTGCTGGTCAACTGGGGGCTTGAAGAGTCCATCATCCTCAAGAACTTAAAGATCAACGCACCCTCACCCATCACCGGCCGTTACAAATGGCCCGGGCTCAACAAACCGTTTGAGCACCAGAAGACCACTGCATCTTTCCTCACCCTCCACCGCAGGGCGTTCTGCTTCAACGAGCAGGGGACGGGTAAGACTGCCTCCGTCATCTGGGCATCGGACTACCTGATGAACCTTGGCATCGTCAAGCGGGTGCTGGTCATCTGCCCGCTGTCCATTATGGATGCTGCCTGGAGGGGTGACCTCTTCCGGTTCGCCATGCACCGCAGGGTTGATGTTGCCCACGGCAAGCCCGAGAAGCGCAAAGAGATCGTGCTCGGAGATGCGGAGTTTGTAGTCATCAACTACGACGGTGTTGAGATCGTCGCTGATGAGATTAAGAAAGGTGGCTTTGACCTTGTGGTCGTGGATGAGGCCAACGCATACAAGAACCCGCAGACCAAACGCTGGAAGGTGCTGAACTCTCTGCTCACACCCAACACATGGCTGTGGATGCTCACTGGCACCCCGGCATCTCAATCGCCTGTGGATGCCTATGGTCTGGCCAAGCTGGTCAGCCCGAACAACGTGCCACGCTTTGGTGGTGCGTTCAAGGACTTGGTGATGAACAAGGTCACGCAGTTCAAGTGGGTGCCCAAACCCAACGCGCAGACCACGGTGCATAAGGTCTTGCAGCCTGCCATCCGGTTCACCAAAGAGCAGTGCCTGGACCTGCCTGAAATGTCTTACACGTTCAGGGATGTACCGCTTACCGCCCAGCAGATCAAGTACTACGAGCTACTGCGCAAACAACTGATCGTACAGGCCGCAGGAGAAGAGATCACCACGGTCAACGCAGCGGCCAACCTCAACAAGCTGCTGCAACTCTCAGGCGGTGCGGTGTATTCCGACACTGGAGAGATTGTGCAGTTCGACGCCAGCAACCGCTTGGCGGTGTTGCGTGAAGTCGTTGAGGAGTCAAGCCATAAGGTGTTGGTGTTTGTGCCATACAGACACGCCATCGAGTTGGTGTCCGAAGACCTAAAGAAGCACGGGTACAGCACCGCCGTGATTCACGGGGGCATATCCGCAACCAATCGGGCCGACATCTTCCAGCGGTTCCAGACCCAGCCAGACCCACAGGTGCTGGTCATCCAGCCGCAAGCCGCATCACACGGCGTCACCCTCCATGCCGCAAACACAATCGTGTACTGGAGCCCCGTGATGTCCGTGGAAACGTACCTGCAATGCAACGCACGTGTGCATCGCGCAGGGCAGAAGAACCCCTCGGTGGTCGTCCACCTGCAAGGCAGTGGGGTGGAGAAGAGGATGTACGCCATGCTCAAAAACAAGATGGACATCCACATCAAGATCGTGGACCTCTACGGGGAACTACTGAGTTGAGGAGGAGAAAAAAACTATTGACAATGACACTCTGTCAATTATACTGGGCCCCCATGAAAACCAGACTACCGCTGCCTCCTGCTGCGCACTTGCATGAGTTGTTTGTCTACAAAGATGGCCTGCTTATATGGCGGGAGAGCAGAAAACACGGCAAGGTAAAGGCAGGTGCAGTTGCTGGATGGAAGTCCAAAACGGATGGATATGTTCGGATATGTATAGAAGGGATGCAGTACGCCGCGCATCGCTTGGTATGGCGCATGCACAACCCTCGCGGGGCAATCCCATTCATTCTTGACCACATTGACGGAGACCGTTCAAACAATCGAATCGAAAATTTAAGGAAAGTAACACCCACTGAAAACAGACACAACAGAAGACCCCGGAAACAAGGGGTTGTTGGATCAGGTAAGTTGCAGCAGCTTTTACAAGAAAGGAGATCACAATGACCGAAGACATATCGGTAGACAAACTTGTCAGCGTCTACATCAAGATGCGCGACAAACGCAGCGCCCTCTTACGCGAGTATGAGGAACAAGATGGGGAGATCAAGGAGCAGATGGAAACACTGGAGAGCAAGCTGCTCGACCTGTGCAAGTCCATCGGCGCTGATAGCCTCAAGACCCAACATGGAACCGTCATTCGCACAGTGAAGACCCGTTACTGGACGAGCGATTGGAACTCCATGCACAAGTTCATCATGCAGCACAACATGCCTGATCTGCTGGAAAAGCGCATCAGCCAGACTGTCATGAAGCAACTGATCGAAGAGAACCCCGACATGATGCCACCCAACCTGAATGTCGATAGCCGGTACGCAGTTACCATAAGGAGAAGCTAAGTGCAAAACCAAAACATGACGGTCAAGGAGGTTGCAGATTTTCTGCGCGTCTCCCGCCAGACCGTGTACACGATGGTCAAAGAGGGAAGGCTTCCGCATTTCCGAATTGGCAACAAGGTCCGCTTCAAACAGAGCGACATTGAGGCCCTGACCTCGACCGCAAAAACCAACCCCGCAACTACTGGAGTAAATGATGAGTGAACTGACCCTGTTTTCCAAAGGCGGCAACACCCTGCCCGCGCACCTGCGCAACATCGAACTTGATGAGACCACGAAAGCCCTGATGGGCGGCAGTGGCGGTGGCAGCGGCAAACGTATTTCTATCCGTGGCGGCGTGTTCCGCATGCTCGTGGATGGCAAGGAAGTTGCCCAGAACGAAGACCGCTCGATGAACATTGTGATCGTGGCTGCAAACGCCAACGTGTCACGCAGCTTCTACGCTGGAGATTATGAAGAAGGCAAAAACATTTCCCCCGACTGCTGGTCCAATGACGGCATCTCCCCCGATGTCAAGGTCTCAGAACCGCAGGCATCCAAGTGCGCCTCATGCCCGCAGAATGTCGCAGGCTCTGCGAAACAGGGCGGCGGTCGTGCTTGCCGTTTCAGCCAACGCATGGCTGTGATGCTGGAGAACGATCTGCAAGGTGACATCTACCAACTGACCCTGCCCGCGCAATCCATCTTTGGAAACGTGGAGAACGGCAAGATGCCCATGCAGGCATACGCTAAGTTCTTGGGTGGTCATGGCCTCCCGATCACCGCAGTGGTCACCGAGATGCGGTTCGATACCGCCAGTGCCACTCCCAAACTGACCTTCAAGGCAGTGCGTCCGCTGGAGGCCGATGAGATGGCCAACTGCCAAGAGAAGGGCCGCAGCACTGAGGCCAAGGCAGCAATCAGCCAGACCCCTGCGGCGCTTGATGGAGCCAAGCCCAAGGCTGTTGCAGCCGCTCCCGCCGTGAGCACCGACGATGGGGATGATGAGGACGAGGCACCCGCACCGGCCAAGGTCAAAGTCAAGGCCGAAGAAGTGCCTGCTGAGGAGCCGACCAAGCGCCCCAAGAAAGCCGCACCGAAAGATGTGAGCGCCATCTTGGACGACTGGGCTGAGTAAGGAGCCTGGGGGGAAAGCGGATACAGCGAGTACCCCCACCCACACTATGAACAACAGAGGCTACTCACGCAAATTTGCAGCCGCCAACAAGAAGGCAGACTCATCCCATGTGGGTGTGCGGCTTGGGCGTATCTGCATAGCCGAGGACATCCCGGTTCCTGATGTGGCTGAGTACCTTGGTGTGTCCCGTCAGGCCGTGTACCTGTGGTTCTTAGGCAAGTCCACCCCGCATCCCAAGATGCGCGAGACGCTGAACGAACTGATCACAAGGTTCAAGGCTAAATAACCCAACAATTTCGCCCACTGCCGCCAGTAGTGGGTTGCTGAGAGAGCGAACGATGACCTCACGGATTCCCTTTCTCTCTTCTGTTTTGGCAGAAGAGGGACTGTACTGTGTGGTTGGGTTGAAGAAAGGTGCTCCGAGACAGACGTTTGTAGAGTCAATTGAAGAGATCGACGGTGTAGTGGATGGCTTGATCGCGCAAGGGTATGACGCATATTTTGGATGTGCCAAGTACTTGAACGCGGCAGAAGGACGCACAGCGCAGAACGCCAAATGGTTCAAAGCCTTTTGGATTGATCTGGACTGCGGCGAGGAAAAGCCATACGAAACACAGGCCGATGCGCTTGAGGCTCTCAAAGGTTTTGTCAAGGTCACTGGACTACCAAGGCCAACCATAATCAACTCAGGCAGAGGTGTTCACGCATACTGGACACTGACAGCGCCGATCTTCTACAACGACTGGAAGCCCACAGCCGAAGCCTTCAAGAAGTTCTGCGCGGTATACAACCTCAAGGCCGACCCTGCGGTGACTGCTGATGCAGCCCGCATCCTGCGCGTCCCAGAGACGCTGAACTACAAAGACAGCCCACCAAAGCCGGTTGATGTCATGCTGGTGTCCCCAGCGATCACACTGAGCCGGTTCCAAGAGATCGTTGGGATCGGAGCAGAAGAGGGTGAGCCTGATCTGCCGTTTGCCAAGAACGTGCCCCGCAAGGTACTGGATGCCACGACCCGCGCATTGATGGGTAACAGCGTCTCAAAGTTTGGCACCATCATGCGCAAGAGCGCCCACGGCAAAGGCTGTGCCCAGCTTGTCCACATCTACCGCAACCAAGAAGAAACAGAAGAACCACTGTGGAGGGCGGGGCTGTCAATCGCGGTCAACTGCGAAGATGGTGAACTGGCAATCCACAAGATATCCCACGGTCATCCAGAGTACGACCCGACGGAGACGCAGACCAAAGCCGATACGCTGATTGGCAAGCCATACAAGTGCGCCACCTTCCAGGGGCTGAACCCGGGCGGGTGCGATGAGTGCCCCAATCGCGGCAAGATCACTTCCCCCATCCAGATTGGCGCATCCATTGCAGAGGCCAAGGCCGAGGACAACATTGTTGTCATGCGCAACGCGGTGCTGGAGGAGGAAGTCACTGTTGAGATTCCCGAGTACCCGTTTCCATATTTCCGTGGCAAGAACGGTGGTGTGTATCGGCGGGAGTTGCCCGGTGAGCGAAAGCGCAAGAAGGACGACGATGACGATGATGAGCCACAAGACAAGCTCGTCTATGAGTACGACCTGTATGTGGTCAAGAGGCTGGACGACCCAGATGTTGGGGAGTCGCTGTGGATGCGGCTGCACATGCCCAAGGACGGCATCAAAGAGTTTTCGTGCCCACTCTCAAGCGTCATGTCACGCGACAAGCTCAGAGATGTGCTGTCGTTTCAGGGTGTGGCGGCATACAACGCAAAACTGGATGGAATCATGGCTTACGTAACAAGATGGGTCAATGAACTGCAACAGCTTACTGAGGCTGAGAAGGCCCGCCAGCAGTTTGGCTGGCATGAGAACGACACCAAGTTCGTGGTTGGCAACCGGGAGATATCGGCGTCCGGGGTTGTGTACAGCCCCTCATCAAACGCCACCGCAGAAGTCGCCGCTGCCTACGGCAAGAAAGGCACCGTGGCCGAGTGGGCGCGTGTTGCCAACATCTATGCTGCACCGGGCAATGAGGTGCGGGCGTTCACCCTGTTTTCTGGGTTCGGCTCAACGCTCTTCAAGTTCACCAAGCTCAGTGGTGCCATCATTCACCTGACCAACAACGGCTCTGGTGTTGGTAAGACCACCATACAACATATGGTCAACAGCATCTGGGGACGGCCAGTGGAAACACTGCTGAACCAAGAGGACAAGTACCTTGCCCGTATGCACAGGATTGCAGTGCTGGGCAGCATCCCCGCTACGATTGATGAGTTGACCAATATGCTGGATGAAGAAGTCAGCAACATGGCGTACAGCATCACGCACGGGCGGGGGCGTAACCGGATGCAATCCCAGACCAACGCGGAGCGGAGCAACTCTTTGCGCTGGGCACTGATCGCCATCACCTCGGGTAACAAGAGCCTGTACGACCAGTTGTACAACCTCAAGGATTTCCCAGAGGGCGAACTGATGCGGATACTGGAGTTCTCAGTGTCCAAGAACGACCGGATGAGCAAGGCCGAGTCCGATGAGGCGTTCAACCCCATGCACGAGAACTACGGCGTGGCCGGTGAAGTGTTCATGCGGTATGTGATTGCCAACCTGCCAGAGGTCAAGAAGCTGCTCCTCAAGGTGCAGCGCAAGCTGGACAAGGCCGCAGGGTTTACGCAGCGGGAGCGGTTCTGGTCTGCCACCGCAGCATGCGCCATCACCTCGGGCATCATCACCAAGAAGCTGGGCCTGCACAACATTGATGTGGCTGCGGTCTACACATGGGCGGTGCAGGAGCTAGGCAGGATGCGGGTTGAGGTGCGCCCTGGAGTCGTTGGGCCTCTCGCCCATCTGGGTCTGTTCCTCAACGCCCATAACAACAATATGCTCATCGTCAACAGCACTGTGGATAAGCGTTCGGGGTTGAATGCGGTACCAGTACGCGAACCAAGGGGTGAGTTGATCACACGCTATGAGCCGGACACCAAGCTCCTGTTCATAACCACCAAAGTTCTTCGTGAGTGGTGCAGTGAAAACCAAGTTTCCTACAAGGCTCTTGTGGATGACCTGCACCGGCTTGGCGCATGCCAAGGGTCCATCAAGAAGGCGATGTCCCGAGGCTCTGACATGTCCACCCCTCCTGTGAACGCGCTGGTGGTCGATTGCAACAAGGCTACGGCGCTGGACCCGGAGGACAAGACCCCGTTGCCCTCTCCAGCAGATGACGATAACGAATAGCGGAGTGCCAGTCGTAATAGAATGGCACAAATTCGCAGTTGGCAGTTCGTTTTACATACCTACGCTGACGCCTGATACGCTGGCAGGGGATGTGGAACAAGCTGCTAAAGAGCGAGGGATGGTTGTGAAGTACCGTTTCTCCAAAGAAGGGGGCACTTACGGGATTAGGTTCTGGCGGATTAAATGACCATGTGCTACAGTTCGCTCGGCAACATGGTCTCCTTCTCTCTGTAGTTGCCTTACCTCCATTACACCCCGGGTACCCCCCGGGGATTTTTTTATTCAAAAAAGTTCTTCAGCCGCGCTGATCAGTTCTTCGCGCATCCGCTTGTTGATCTCGATGCCCTGGTACATATCCCGGGAGATGGCGTCACGTGCCTTGACGGACTTGGTGATGGTCGAACCGGAGATACCCAGGTCAGGGTACTTGTCCCCCAGAGCGAACAACTTATCCTCGATGGCGTCCATGCGCTCTTGGTCACCCATGTTCAGGGCAATGTAATACTGCTTGAGAAGCCTCTTGGCCTGACCAGCGGTGGCGTCTTCCTTACCCTTGATGTAGGCGTTCTCTTCGTACTTGGTCAACAGATCGGCAGGGGCGAAACCCAGCACTTGCATGGCGGCGTTGGCACCATTGACCTCACCGACAAGATCACCCCGCAGCGTCAGCGCACCCTCGTCTGCGTAGCGGTACGCCTTCATGGGGTTCTTCAGCGCCACAGGCAGCATGGTCTCCACTCCGCGCCAGAATTGCCCTTCAGCAATCAACTCCTGACCCCGGAAGACGTTGTTGACCACCGCGTATGGAGCGCCAAGGATGTTCTCAAGGAACTGAGACAGCGCCGAGGCGTCTGCCTTGTCACCCTTCTGATCGCGGTAGATCAAGTCCGTCCAGCCCACACGGTCTGCGATACCAAGGTTGGTGATGTAATTCACTGGCCCTTTGAACCAGAACTCGTTCAAGTAGCGGCGCAACATCTCATCAAAGGTATCCTCGTCGTCATCGGCAAATGCGTTGTAGACAGTCTCGGGAATCCAATACAGTGGGATGCCTTTGGCACCAGCAAAGAGCGCGGACATGGCGTAGATGCCAAACAACTGGCGACGAGCGGCGCTGACCAATTCCTTTTGCTCGGGTGTGGCGTCAGGTGGTACGGGCAATGACCTGCGGATGGTGTCAAACAGCATGTAGTACATGGTGAAGGCAAACCGCTTGAACACGGTCAGCACTTTGCCAAGACCTTGCTGGGTAATACTCGGAGCAGATTCTGCATGCCCTGCACCGTGCGTGAACTCCACCATGCGGATGGCTTTGTCGATGGCCTGAGCCTGAGCGGCCTCTCCCCTTACACCCTTTTTAGCCAACCGCTGCATCTCAAGATCATAGGCAGCAATTGCCGTGACCTCACGGTTCATACGCTCGGCATGGTGGAACATGAACGAGGAATACAGCGCGGTCTTCTCCCCCAACGTCTTCATCACACTGGGGTCCCCGCTGGGATCATTCGCCAACCCCAAGGCGTCACGGGCCGTCGACGTTTGCAAGAAGCCAAGGTCTTTGAGACGCTGCACCAGCGCCTTGTACTGCGGGGCTTTACCTGCGTTGACCAGATTCTCAACGGACAGCATGGCGTTTTCAGTCACCTTCTGCCCGTTGATGTCCGTCACCGTGCGGCTAAAGCTAGATGTTGAGTACAGCTTAGTCGCTGCTATCAAAGCCCTGCCAGCAGCAGCAAAACCATATGTACCACCCAACTGCGGGAAGGTGACCATCGGTGTCTGCAACAAGTTAATCGTTGCGGAGGAGACGTTACCTGCAAGGTTGAAATAAAACGCGGCACCGCTGGCCCACCGTGCCCACCGTTCAACAGTCGGGTCCATCGCAAACTGAAGCCGGGACTCCAGTTCTTGCAGAATCTCAGCGCCCCGCTGCTGGTCAATACCGCGTAACTTCTGAGCCGTCTGGCCCATGTTATCTATAAGACCTTGCAGCTTGTCCGAGTACCGCATGCGTGAAAGCTGGCCCACCAAATTGTTGGTGACGTTGCTGAAGGCCGTGGCGGCGTTCTCCTCATAGCCCAACGTGCCTTTACGCGCCGTGAACGATTTGAGGATGCTGGTCTCTGGCATGGCACTGACGATCAGGGCCAAGAACTTATCAACCGCAGCATCCTCCGCACCGCCCTCTTTCATGATCTTGATGATCTGGGCAGCGATGGTGCCGCTGGGTGCCCTGCGGGCTCTCTCCCCCTCGACCTTCATGTACTCATCAAAGTCGGTGGCTCCCTCTTGCTCAAGGGCGTTACGGGCAGTGGTCCGCTCAATCTGGCTGTTGTAGAGCTTGCGCTCCATCTCGCCATCTCTGTTCTTGAACTCCAGCCAGTAGGTACCCTGACGGTACAGTGGCGCGTAGTGGTCGATGCCCTTGGCGATGATCATGCCGATCACCTTCTCGTAGGCACCCAATGCCTGCTTACGCTCTGGGGTGCCCTCACCATGCACACCCACTAGGTTGGCATAGAGCGAGTCCTGCAACTCCTTGAAGAGTTGTTTGTATGAGCCGAACAGATCACGGTAGAGCTTCTGACCTTCAGGCGTGAGAGTCTTGAAGTCCTTGCTGAACTGTGCATGCAGTGCGGCCTTCTCCGTGTTGGCGTACTTGCTGACAGGAGCCTCAGGGTTGATGTCCTCCCGAGTGTGGTCATGGACCATCTTGGTCCACTTGTTGAACTCAGGGTTCTGGACGTACTTTTGCAGCCGGGTGTTCAACGGGGCAAGTTTCTCAATCAGGCTTTCACGGTACCCGGCCATCTCGTTGACGGTATCGGCAAACGTAACAGCATCACGCCCAAGGATGCGCTCCCCCACCTCCCCCACGGCAGAGAGGTTCAAGAACTTCTGCAAGCCTTGGCGCAGAGTCAGCCCTCCCACCTCCACAGCCGAGAGGAACCGTGAAGCCTGCTCAGGCGTCATCCGGGTGTGCTTCTGGGTCAACTCACTGGTCTTGTTCAGCACCTTCTGGAACGTGCCAGGGTTGTGAATAGTCTGCGCAAACAGCGTATCGCCCGTGCGGGAGTCCGGTGGCGGCCCCACGATGCTGTCGAGCAGCCGGTCAATCTGATCGAGCGTAGGCTCAGTGCGTTCTGGCAGTCTGAAGGCGCGGCGCATCAGGCGCATGAGCTTGTCCCACATTGACAGAGCGGGTACTTCAGATCGCTTCTCTTTCAACTGAGTGCGGAAGGCATCGTTGCTCCAAATCTCAGCCACAAACTCTTGCAGGTTCTTCGCCCCATAGGCCCCGTCGATATCCGCTTTGACTTGCTGGAATATCTTGTCCAGTTGCCGGGTGACAGGGTGCGACGGGTTTGCAATGATGTGGGACAACCCCGCATGAGACGCCTCATGGATGAGGTCGTAATCGGTCGCATCTTCGGGCAGGTAGATGGTGTTGGTCGCAGGGTCATACATCGCCTGCTCCGCCCCGTACACAACCTTCACATCTCCCAGGATGTTGGAGAGTGTTTCAGCAAGGCGTGTCAGACGCGGCTGATCCGCAGATTCAGCAAAGAGCTTCAATGCTCTGGAGAGATCACCCCGACGAAGCGCAGCCTCAACCGTAGGGTGGAGTGAAGTGGAGAGTTGAGCAACCTCAGGCGAGGACAGCAGTGCATCCAGATCGGAGTCAAGGATGGGTATGTAATCCTCATCAACCTGCTCCATCTCACGGATGGCCTTGCGGGCATACTTCCGGGCTTCTGATTTGGTACGGCTCTTCTGTTTGATGCCGTAGTTCTTCAGTTCCTGTTCGGTCGTCAGTTCTGCTGGAGCCGCCTCCACCTCTTGCCGAATAGCCGCCTTTTGTTCCTGCTGCTTCTCAAGTTTCTTGCGGAACTTGGTGGAGCGTTGCTGCTCCTTGGTGTACTGGTTGATCCACTGATCCAGATACGCAACCTGCTCAGGGCTCAGATTGGCGCGTGCCCACTTATCGGCATTCTTGGCGTGAACGCCCCCCTGACCACGGAACATCGTGGCTTCTCTCTCGCTGGCAAAATACGCCTCATCGGGCAACGCCTTCATCTTGGCGTTACGGTACGCCGTGGGCTGGTACACCAGATCATTGGCAATGTTGCGCAGTGCCGTTTCAGTATCTGCACGGCCAAAGTACGCCTTGGCGTCTTTCTCCTCTGGAGTCAGCGCCTTCTTGTCCAGCCCCTGGACTTTGGTGATGTCGGCGGCGGTCTTAGGCGGGGCCTTCTTGCGCGTCCGCTTGGGCTTTGTTTCACGTGAAACAGTGGGTGCCGGGGCCTCGGGTTCAGCAGTGGTTACTGCACCGGGCTGTCCTGCTTCTCTAGCAGGAGGCTGTCCAACATCCGATGCAGCAGGAACCACTCCATCTGGTTGAGGTGCTCCAACTCCTGCGGGGGCGGCTCCAGCAACGGGCTCGCCAGCCACGCCAACGCCTGCTCCACTTGTTGGTTCGATAGGTTCTGTAACACTGGGGGCTCCTTCCTCCAGGGGCTTGGCCTGAATCTGCTCCAGTGCGCCTGGGGTTATGGTGGGTACGCTTGTGGCGTCTACCGGCGCTTGCACAGACGGGGCTTCAGGGGCAGGACGGATCATGCCCTGCTCATCTGGAGTCGCTGTAGCGAAGGCACTCATCTCCGCTTTCTTGGCATCCAGAGTAGCCAACGCGCCTTGTTTCTCCTTGATGGCGGCATCCAACTCGGCATACGCTTCAGACCCCGGGCGCGACTCATCCATACGCGCCTGAAGGGCGTTTATCTCATCGCGGGTGTACCTGAAAGCCGTCTCAAGTTCTTCTTGGGAGATGGGGGTATCCATCTTCCCAGAGACCAACGCATCAATACGCCCCTGCAAGGGGGAGGCGCCTACCTTCGCCGCAGCCTCTTGCTCGGCCAACGCCTGCTGGGCTTCTTGGGTGTTGGTGAAATCCTTCTTCTCCGTGAAGTACCGGGACACCCCAATCGGCGCACCAAACAGGCCACCACCCACCGCACCTTTGACGAACGCCTCTTTATACTGCTGGATGTTCTCGGGGGAGAGCAACTCCTGGGTACTACCCGCAAGCTGCTGCGCGTAGACCTTAATGGCCTCTTGGGCCGATTCGGTCAGACCTTCAGACCCTGCGGTTTTGACCGCCTCTTTGCCGATGGTTTTCCATGCGACAGGAGCAGCACCGGACTTCTTGGCAAGCTCCTCAATAAGTTTCAGCTTGCCGTATCCACCGAGGGTATCAAGCACTTTGGCAGGCAACACAGAATCCAGAGCGGCGCTCAGGCCACCCGTCAAGGCAGCGATACCCGACTCAAAGTTGCCAGTCTCTTGATAAATGCCCTCAAAAATCTCAGGCGTGTTCTGCGCGTATGAGCCAAGGAACACACCACCATACATGCCACGGCGGGCCCCAACCTCAGCGGCTTTCTCCACACCAGCCAAGGCTACGCGAGAGGCGGGGCCAGCAGCCTGCGCACTACGAAGCGCAGCCTGACCAGCCAGACGCCCACCAAGAACACCACCCCCAACACCGGGGATGAGTGCAGTGGCAACAGATGGCAACAACTCACCACCTGTCTCAACCACATACTCCAGCGCCTCGAACGGGCTGCTGACTTCCGTGTATGACTTGTATCTGGTGGGATACTTCTTCTCAAGCTCTGCGCGGCTGGCTTCGGCCTCACCCATCTGACGGCGGGCGTAGTCCTCAAAGCCCAAGGCGCTGCCAACCATAGCAGGCAGCACATCTCCACCAGCGATACCCAAGTTCCCCATAGAGCGCATGAAGGCGCGCTTGCCAATT